CAGCATTGGGACTTTGCTGTTCGAGTTGGAATGTCTTATCTCGAAGGCTATGCTTCAAAGTACCTTGTGCGTTGGCGTCAAAAGGAAGGTATTGAAGGTATTCAGGATTTAGAGAAAGCCTTGCACGCTGTGCAAAAGCTTCATTCTGTTATGTATGAAGTGGTTGCGTTCCGAGGTTCGGCCCGGTTTAGTCAACAATGGATCTATCATGAAGTTTCTAAGTTTGTATTAGCGAATGACTTACCAAATGAAGAAGCAAGAGTAATTCTTTATCTTGCTAAGTGGTCTAGTGAAGAAGATCTTATTAAGGCGGAGGATATCCTAAAGGATATGTTTGAAAAAGCAAAGCTTGAACAGGCTGTAGAAGCAAAGCCGGTTCCTCTGACTGAAGAAAACCATCATACTGACCGTGCTAATTGTACCGCGTTATGACAGTATACGTGGACGATATGGAGGCCGAGTTCAAGCTTAAACATGTTCCTGGTCGGACATATATTATGTGTCATATGATTGCTGATACTGAGGAAGAACTCCATAGTATGGCGGATAGTATTGGCGTTTTACGTAAGTGGTATCAGGGGGATCATTATGACATAACAAAGTCAAAGAGAAAGGAAGCTATAAAGTTAGGAGCATTAAGTATTAGTAGAAGGCAATTAGCACGTATGGTTATGAATGTGCGTAAAGGATTACCTATGGGTACTCCAGAAGAAACAGGATTCAAATGAACGTAGATCGCAGTACTTTCTCTGAAACTCTCAAGAGCTTAAAGCCAGCTCTCTCTTCTGGTGGGGCTATACCTGAGCTTAAACACTTTTGGTTTGATGGTAAATATCTTTACGCTTATGATGGTGGCTTAGGGATTAGGTTACCCTTTGAAGGAGATATTAAGGGTGGGGTTTTAGGTAGTACCTTACTTTCTTTGGTTAATAGTTCAACACTTAAAGAGATCTTTTTGGATGTAGTTAAGGGTGAACTTGTTGTTCAAATGGGGCGCTCTAAGACTTCTATCCCTATTATGGCTGAGTCAAGTAATCCTTGGGGATTTACAGACCAGAAAGCTGGGTCTTTCTCGTTTAATCTGTCGAAAGAGTTTATAGAGGGGTTGAAGATTGTTAGTGTATTGGAGGCTGAGCAACCCAAGCGTTCGGAACACTACGGTGTAGTGTTGTTCCCTAGTCGAGACTTTATAGGGTTGTATTCTACTGACTCCAAGGCTTTGGCCTCGGTTGAAGTGGATGGTAAGTTTGCTCCTGAACTTCACAAGATGATATTGCCTCATAAATTTGTTGCTCAACTTATTTCCTTGGGAAAGGAAGGTCATGAAGTTGTCTTTACTGAAGACATGATTGTAGCTAATTTAGGAGATATTCAGGTTTGTTCAACCTTATTAGATAATGAGAATGTTGTCGAATTGCCCAATGTCTTGGACACGCACGCTTCTGATACAGACAACTTTGTTGATATTCCAGAACTTCTTGGGGAGGCTTTATCCCGCGCTAATATTTTGGCTGGGCCTAAAGAGAATTATGTTAAGCTTTCTGTAAACAAGAAGGAATTAAGTGTTACTGGTAAATTGGCTCAAGGTTCTTTGAACGAAAAGTTGGTATTAGCAAAAGAAGGGGGAACAGAACAGATTGCTTTGGGGTTGAAGCAGCTGACTAAACTGTCAAGGTGTTCTACTAGTTTTGCTATAGGTAAAACTGCTTTGATTTTGACTGGTAAGAGTTCTGAGATCTATATCCTTGGCGCGTATGAAGAGTAATGGGGCTACTATTTTCAGATGAAGGATCGGGAGATGTAGCCTCCAAGCAGGAGGCTGGCCTACTCCATAGGTTGGAATGTAAAGCTTGTCCATTACGTGTTCAACCGGGGCGTATGGAACCTACTGGTTCTTTACGCCCTAAAATTTATATGTTGGGGGAAGCCCCTGGTGCCGACGAGATTGACGAAGGTATACAATTTATAGGTGAGAGTGGACAACTTTTACGGCCGCGTGTTCCTAAATACTGGGAAAAGCATCTAAGGTGGAACAATACTGTAAGAAGTAGGCCTCCTAAAAATCGTACGCCGGAACGTGTTGAGATCGAATGTTGTCGGCCCTCGGTTACAAGGGATATTGAATTATCAAAGCCTGAAGCTATATTTGGTTTTGGTAATGTCCCCCTAAATTGGGTGAGTGGTCTTTCCGGCATAACGCTTTGGCGTGGGCGTAAGATGCCTGTTCGGGTTGGGAACCATACTTGTTGGTACTACCCTTTTACACATCCAGCGTATTTACTACGACAAGGTCGGAAGAAGAGTTCTTCCCTGGAAGTTGTTGGGTCGGAAGAAGAGCGGATTTTTGTTCTAGATTTGAAGCGAGCCTTTGCTGAGGTTAAGGTTGGGTTACCGGTTCCAGAATGTCACACCACTGAGCAGGCCTTGGAAGGGGTTGAGATAATCTTGGAAGGTGGAGACAAAGGGGTTCAGAAAATAATTGAGGCGTTGGGTTGGGCTTCCACTCAAAAGGTTATTGGTCTAGACTATGAAACAAATTGTCTTAGACCTTATGAGTCTAAGGCCAAGATACTGAGTGCTGCGGTTAGTGATGGTATTAGAAGTATTGCGTTTCCATTCGATCACCGCAGTGCTCAGTTTAATTCTGAGCAAAAAGCAATAATTATTGATCATTGGTGCCAGTTTTTACGCTCCAAAGCTGTAAAGGTTGTCCATAATCTCTCTTTCGAGATGGAATGGACAGGCGTATTTTTTGGTAAGGAGTACCTCCGTTGTAGTCCTTGGGAGGATACAGCAAGTGCAGCGTCGGTTATAGATGAGCGTAAAGGAAAGGGTAAGCCAGGTTGTTTTGCTTTGGAGTTTTTGGTCCAGCGTTACTTTGGATTTAACCTAAAGAAGATATCAAATGTTGATAGAAAGAATTTAGACAAGCAAGAACTTCATAGGGTTTTACGCTATAATGCTCTGGATTCTAAGTATCATACCAAGCTTTGGGAGCAGCTTGAGGAGGAATTAGAGCGCGAAAACCTAATGAATGTCTATGAGTTGTCTTTACGTAGAGTGCCTACAGTTGTGCTTACCCAAATGAAGGGTATTCCGATAGACCAAGAAACCGTTAATGTTCTTGGGCAGAAATTTGAGACTAGAATTAAAAAGGTTGAGGAAGAAATTGCTTCTCTTCCTGTCGTGCAACAATTCCGTAGAGAGACTGGAAGGAACTACAACCCAGCTTCACACCCTGATACTCTTCACGTATTTTACGATATGCTCAAACGTGATGAGTGTATTGTTGTTGACAAATTTACCAAGAAGGAAAAGTATTCTTGTGATGAAGAAGTTCTAGCAAAGATAAACCACCCCTTAGCTAAGTTGCTTGTTAGCTTACGGAAGGATACCAAGTGTAAGTCAACTTATATTGAACCTATGAAGTTGGGTAGCGAGATTATCTACCCTGATGGGTTGTCTCATGGCATATTTAATACAATCTTTGCAGAAACAGGTAGACTTAGTGCTGAATCTCCTAATTGGCAAAACTGGCCCAAGCGCGCTGAGGAGCTTAAGGAGCTCCGGCGTATTGTTAAAGCCTTAAAGGGTAATACGATCCTAGCTATTGACTTTGGGCAGATTGAAGCTCGTGTTATAGCTATGGCTACAAGGGATAGAGCATTTTGTAAGGCTCTTTGGGAGAATTATGATGTGCATATGGATTGGGCTGAGCGTATTGCTTACTCTTACCCTAGGAGAATAGGAGGGGAGCAATTCCTTAAAGACAAGAAGGTTATGAAGACCTTCCGTGGAGACATTAAGAATGAGTGGACGTTCCCCTTGTTCTTTGGAGCAAAAATTGAATCAGCTTCGGGGTATTTGAATATCCCTGTGGATGTTTTAAGGCCACACTACGATGCTTTCTGGCAAGAATACGAAGGTGTTTATAATTGGCAGCAGAAACAATTAGAATTCTACAATAAGTATGGTTACGTAGAGTGCTTAACCGGACGACGGAGACATGGCCCACTTAGCGTAAATATGGTCTATAATTCCCCGATACAGGGGACCGCTGCTGAGATTGTTATGGATGCTATGTGTCGCTTATCCGAAACTGGAGACCCTGAGCTTCAACCTGAGTTGAATGTCCATGATGACTTAACTTGGGTACGGATTGATGAAAGTCGTGTAGACATATTGGCAGAAAAGATTTTGGATATTATGTTGGATGTTCCATTTGACTTTGTCAATGTTCCTATATCCGTTGAGCTTTCACAGGGCCCTAATTGGGCTGATATGACTGAGTTTGGTACGTTCTCTTCTGACTCTTGGTTCAAAGGTAGGTAGCCCGGTAAGTGGTGATTGGTGTTAAGATCATGTCTTTAATTGAGACCTTACTCATCTTAATACTTTTGGTACTTGTACTACTGTGGATTGAATCTGGAAAGGTTTTAACCATATTAGAGCGCCTAGAAAAACTTAAGAGGGGAGAAAAATGACCGATTTGTTGAATAAGTATCGTCCAACTAAGTTCCAGGATGTGGTTGGACAAGACTCAGTTGTGAAGTCTATTCAGTCTGCGCTGAAGCGTAAAGCGGGGAGAGTGTTCCTTTTTACTGGTCCTTCTGGTACTGGTAAGACTACCTTAGCTCGAATTGTAGCCAATGAAGTTGGTTGTAGTCCTACCGATCTGCAAGAGATTGATGCTGCGACTTTTACTGGTATTGATGATATGCGTTCCATCACTACTGATATGATGTATCGACCTTTGTCCGGTCCTACTCGGGCAATTATTATTGATGAATGTCACGCGTTATCGAAATCAGCTTGGCAATCTCTTCTTAAGTCTTTGGAGAAACCCCCAGAATACGCTTATTGGTTTCTTTGTACAACTGAGGCTAATAAGGTTCCAGCAACGGTAAAGACCCGTTGTTTGAGTTATGACTTAAAAAGTATACCTAATAAGGTATTAGGAGAACTCTACGATAAAGTCATAGAAGCAGAAGGTTTTGGTACAAATGAGGATGTTGGTGATCTAATCATTAAAGAAGCTCAAGGTTCTGCTCGGCAGCTTCTGGCTAATATTGCTGTTGCTTTTTCCGCTACAACAACCAAAGAAGCCGCTGAACTACTGCAATCAGCAGAGGGTTCTCCTGCTGCTATTGAGTTAGCTCGGGCTTTGTTTAAGGGTACAAATTGGAAGGAAGTTCAACGTATCCTTTCTGGCATGAGTGAAGTCAACGCTGAGTCCGTTCGTCGTATAATTGTAGCTTATGGTACCAAAATAGCTCTAACGAGCAATGAAGGGGTTTCTGGTCATGCTTTAGAGGTTATGAGTGCCTTTTCTGACCCCTTTAACAATAGTACAGATATCTCTCCGTTGTTGATAGCTTGCGGACGGTTGATATTACTGACCGAGCAGTAAGGAGTATGTATAGGTATGGTACCGTTAGTTTGTTGGATTGTTGTTTGTGGAGCATTCATTTGCAGTGTTACTGAGCGCATAAGAGTTAGTTCTGCAGCATTTTGTGATAAAGAGATTCATCAACGGAGTGGCGTTTTTAGCAAAGCTGCTGGTCACTTAATGAGTCTTTCTTCTAAAGAAGAGTATGAACGTGAGTGTGGTAGGGAAGGTGTGGATTGTGGGGGGAAGAAACAATGATCGTAGAGCTACCGAAGGTCGGTGAAATTTGGGTTAATACTCGTAGGGGAATACGGTATCACATTGTGTCTTTACCGTTATGGGCTGATGCCCCTAATGAAGTTGACTTGGAATTTTGGGTTGTCTACTTAAATTTGGATACCAAGCAAGCTTACACAAGGTCTTTAGCTTCTTTTTTGGGGATTAATAGGGAGGGTGCTCCTAGGTTTGTAAAGGAGAAGAAATAATGATTGCTCGTACAAGCAAACGTGAAGAATTAAAGAGTTGTTTAGCCATTGATGAGGACGATTTTGACCGTTGTATTATGCAACACCCGCAATTGTTCTTTTCAGCTGCAGATGAACTAGCCTTAGCTATTGCAGACCGAGACGCTGCCAAATTGAGATTAGAAGAACTTACTGCGCAGGTAGATAAAGATATACGCGATGAAGCCATTAGGTCTGAGCAAAAGCTAACTGAGGTAATGATTCAGCGTCAGCTAACTCTAGTGCCTGTGATACAGGATGCAACACGGGAGTATGCTGATAAACGGTTGTTAGCAGACCGTTGGTTAGCTTTGAAGGAGTCTTTTAAGGAGAGATCTTGGATTATACGGGAATTAGGGGCTTCACGTATTGCTCAGATGCAAAACCTTTCCATCGAAAAGGGATCCCATAAAGTTCACCGGAACTTTATGGATGCTCAAGCAGAGAATAATTACAACGCTGCCAGCCGGTTGCGGGCAGAGCGTCGCGGTAAAGATGAAGAGCGAAGGCTTAGAGAAGAGGGAAAATTATGATTTGGTGGGATTATATTATACTAGGGTTGTTTTTTGTGATACTAGCTTACGTTTCCTCGCGTTTTGCTAGTATTGGTTACTTCCGCACCAAGCTTGAGTTCATGCGTTCCGTAATGAAACTAACAGGAGAGTCAAATGACAAAGAGTAAAGGTTTTGTATATAGAGGGGCTGAGCGTTCTGTTGAGGGGGTTACTCGGCGGGCGAAGCAGGCTTCAAGTTCTTACGATAGTTATATCAAGTCGGAATACACCCAATTAAAGGTTAAGGAAGGTGAGGTATCAATCCGAATTCTCCCCCCGACTTGGGAAGATATGGAGAGATGGGGGGATTCTTGGGAAATCCAGGTTTGGTTGCATTATAATATTGGTTCTGATAGTGCAGCTTACCTTTGTCTTGAAAAGATGTTGGGTAAACCTTGTCCTTGCTGTGAAGCTCGGGCAGAGACCCGTGATGAGGACGAGAAGGATCAGTTGCGTCCTGCTTGGCGAGGGTTGGCTTGGGCTTTGGATCGGGGAGACGAGAAAGCTGGACCACAGGTTTGGAATTTTGGTGGTAAGCTTTTCCGAGACATCGTAGCACGGAGTATTGACAAGAAGACCAATACTCCAATTTTGTTGGATGATCCTGAAGAGGGTTACGACATTAATTTTAATCGTGAAGGGACAAACAAGGAAAATACCAATTATCTTGGGGTTGAGGTTAGTAGGGATCCCTCTCCTATCCACAACAATGAAAAGCTTCAGGACCGTTGGGTTGACTACATTATGGACCACCCCCTTCCTGATGTATTGCAGTATTACGACTATGATTACATCCAGAAGGTTTTGATGGGCAAATCTAAGTCTA